CAAACGCTGTCGAGGCCCGGAGGTATACCACTCGTATACACGGTCAAACACGCCGGGATCTGCACTCTGGCCTTCTTGCTCAGAATGCGGGTCATCAATGATCAGCAGGTCGGCACCTTTACCAGTGACCGCACCACCAACACCGATAGCGAAGTATTCGCCGTTCTTACTGGTACTCCACCGACCAGCAGCCTTTGAGTCAGATCTCAAGCCTAAGTCGGGGAACACGGTCTTGTAGTCCTCTGCATCGACAAGGTTACGAACCTTACGACCAAAGCCTACAGATAACTCGGCGGTATGCGCCGTTTGGATAATCTTCTTTTCGGGATATTTGCCAAGGAACCATGCTGGCAGGAGATACGAAGCAAACTCGGACTTCGTGTGTCTGGGCGGCATGTTGATGATCAGCCGCTTTAATTCCCCTCTAGCTACACGCTCGAAAGCATCAGCCATTATTTTGTGGTGCCGTCCTTCGATAAAGGCAGGCCACACATAATTCACAAATCCCATGAACTCTTCACGGGCGCGTTCTTTCTTCTCTGTTTCTTCTAAGGCTTCAAGAAGCTCTAGGATCTCTTGCTGCTCTTCTATCGGAAGATCAGTCACCCCTTTGAGCAAATCTTTGTCGATTCTTTTTGACATGTAAGTCCATAGAACGTTCTACAGATAGAACGTTCTGCTGTAGAACGTTAATTAAGAACGATAATCTAAAGCCCCGTAGTACCCCGGAGGGGCGTATGAACGTTCAACCTGTAGAACGTTCTATGTCACCTTTGGTGATTCTAGCAGACTGAAGACCTTGACAAAGAATGTCAACAAAAAAGTACGCCAATTTTTTTAGAAATTTTTTTTGGCTCTGGGACTCCTAGCCTTTGTGCCACACAAAAAGGGGATTAGTCGTTGTGCGTTATGCTATCTGTCAGAAAAAAGGGGTAATCGTTTGAGCATTTCCTTATGTATGTACGATGTGCATGCGCGTGTGTACAGGGGGGGTGGGGGTATCGCAGGATCGGGCGGCCTCCCAGAAAAAAGACAGCCTTAATCTAACCGTTGTGATTCGTTGCGCGTCTTACTCTAACAGTCATCATTCGTTGTGCGTCTTACGTTAACCGTTAGCTTTAGTGTAGCGGTGATTCGTCTGCCGCTGATGCTAATCGTTTCTCTATCTCGGCGGCTATCTCATCCGGTGAACGCTCCACCTTTTCGACTACCTGTTTATCGCTGAACAATGCAACCGTCCGACCAAGCAGTTGAGCGGCAGTCAGTTGTGCGTTAGTCGGTTCTTCGCCTGTCGCCGGATCGATTCCGTCAGTGACCCAGTGCCGTAGCTTGCCGACAACCAGTTCACGATCAGAGACAGCCTTTCGCTGGATCGCCCGCTCCTTTAGCCCGATAAGTGCATCCACCCTTGCGGTAACCTTGGGGTCTTTCATCAACCGCGACCCTTCACTGTGAACCGTGGAATCCTTGCCATTGCTATTGAACGCCTCACGGTATGCATCGGCTTGGCTCGAACCCCCAGCTACTAGCTGCGCGAAGCGTTCCTGTTTCGGTGTCAGTTTGTCCATTTTGAAAAACCCTATAATGAAGCACCTATTCTAGCCGTCCAAAATACCCCGCCAACAGCCCACGACTAACGACCAACTTTAGGGGCGACTCGTGCAAACTACCCCCAAATCCACCAAATCGTGCAAATTATTTTCGCTCGTAAGTCGTTGTTCTATAACGATAAAAAAAATTAATTTCACCTTTTTGTAAATTAGTTGTTGCGCGCTGTTCGTTATTCGTGTCTTGTAAAGGCCAACGGCGACGGGGAGCCGACTGAATCCCGCCACCTCCTCACGGTGAAGCTCGACCCCAACGGGGCAACGCTGCCGAGGTGACCTTCCCAGACTAGGTAAGTTCTGGTGCTAGATAGGACAACGTCGGCCCGTACCGCAACGGGCAGTGCCGAAAGAATCCAAGCCTAGCAACGCCGCGCAGCGTGGAGCCTAAACTGATGGTGAAGACTAAGGTTGAACGGCTAGTGAAGTGAGACCCGAACGGGCAGCACTGCTAGACCGGCCTGACCCCCTGACATCAGCCAACGAACTTCAAACCGCGCAGGATTTACCAGAGCGCATTGGGAATCAGCCCAGTGCTTTCGAGTAAATCAACAACCGGAGCAATCCAACATGACCAACGCAACACAATTTGTAGACGCGCTTCGCGCAGTAGAACTGACCACCTTCGGCAAGTTTCTAGGTGTAGACGAGGGATTCGAGAGAATCACTGTCGCCCCTACCGTGATCATCCGATCTGACGGCGACATCGTCCTGTCAGGCGAAGAGGGTGACGGCGCGATCTACGGTGACGAGATCGACCCAGCAATCGAAGCCGTCGCAGCCAAGTATGGCTATGAATTCGAGTTTGAATCAGCAGGTGCTGCAATCGCCTACCCCATCAACTAAGGAGAATCCAATGGATAACCGTGATCACAATGATTTCGAGGAATTCATGCGAGAGCAGAACCTCTAGTCGAAACCGCTCCGGCGGTCTGCATCGATTGGCCCCGATGCACTGATGATGACAGGCCCAATCTAAACTTTTGGAGAACGTGACATGCGTGATTTGTATCAAGAAATGACCGACCGAATTGTAGCCCAGATGGAGTCTGGCAACGCGAACTGGATCAACCCCATGAGAGGCTCTGGCCTCGGCGGTAGCTGGCCTATGAACGCCACCACCGGCAACCGATACAACGGTATCAACGTGCTGATGCTGATGGATCTTGCGCCCAGCGGAGCATGGGCAACATTCAAGCAGTGGCAGTCCAAGGGCTGCAAGGTGACCAAGGGCAGCAAGGGCGAGGTGATCGTCTTTTTCAAGCAGCTCACCGTGAAGGATCGCAAAGACCCTAAAGGCGAAGCGACCAAGAACATCCCGATGCTGAAGTACTCGGTGGTCTTCTCTGCCGAGCAGGTCGAGGGCGAGTTCGCTGATCAGTTCAAGGTCGAGCGCACACCGCTGACTGAGGTTGAGCAGATCGCAGCAGTCAATGACTGGGTGACCAACTACGTCAACGGTACTGATCTCACGATCAACTACAACGAGAGCAGCCGTGCGTTCTACCGCCCCAGCACCGACTCGATCCACATGCCAACCGCCAATGGATTCGAGGCCACTGAAACGTCAACCGCTACCGAGTGCTTCCACTCGACCCAGCTTCACGAGTTGACTCACGCCACTGGTCACAAGTCGCGCCTCAACCGACTCGACATCAAGAACGATGAGGGCTACGCCTTCGAGGAATTGGTTGCCGAGTTGGGCGCTGCGTTCCAATGCCTGATGCTGGGCGTCAGCGCCGAGCCACGCGAGGATCACGCTAAGTACCTCAACAACTGGATCAAGGCACTCAAGAATGACAAGCGCCTGATCTACAAAGCCTCCAAGCTTGCCCAGCAAGCCGTGGATCACATCGCGGAGCATCAACCCTCCGCTGAACAATCAACTGAAGAGGCCGCGTAAGCGGCCCAAGGGGACAGCAATGGATTACAAGACAAGACGATTCCTTCGGGACTTAAAGCGTGGACTGCTGATACTGGCAGCCTTCATTGGCAAGTTGATCATGAGCCTAGTGCTGCTATGCGCTGGCGTCTTCTTTGCTCACTACGCATTCACCACCACCAGCATCGATGATTTGCGCTTCGGTGTGCTGGCTATGAAATTCATGGGCATTGCCTTCACCTTGATGTCGGCAGGCGTGATGTTCGTTGCAGTGAACGATGTTCACGAGGACGGGCGGTTTTACTTTGGAGGACGATCATGATCGAGACAATCGAAACATGGGCAGTAAGGGAAGGGGGTCACACCCGCCAATTCAGCAGCAGATTCGACGCGCTGCGCTTCGGCGTTAGATCGGATGGCATGGTGAACATCGAACTGTGGCATCACACAGGCGAGAGGCTAGCCAACGGCTTCGCTTACAAGGGCGAGCGCAGCCTTGAGATGGTGGAGTCGGTGACTCTATATGAGAACGCCGATCACCCGTGGCTGCAATTTGGATTTGATGGGTGGCGTGATCTGCAAGAGCAGGTAGCTAAGGACATTGCGCGTGGCGATAGAGATTGTCAGTTCTTCAATCGTAACCCAGCGAATGGATGGGGCTGGAACGTGCTGGAAAAATACATGATACAGGCCCAGCAGCTAATGGATGAGTCAGGAATCAGGAGGATCGATCTATGAACCATCTTGAACACTGGGTGACA